TAACGGCGAGCGTTAAGATCGGTTCGGGTGACGAGCAGGAAACCCTGGCCTATATCTCCGGCGCTGATCTGACGCTGGAGAAGGACATCATCGAGATCCTGGCCTTCGGCATGCAGTTCAAGGAGAAAGTTCCGGCTATCAAAGACTGGTCCCTGTCCCTGGACGGTACCGTGGCTCTGGCTTCCGGCGGCACACAGGAGAAGCTGTATGCGGCGTTCGATAACGCCAAGCCCCTGACTCTGGGTATTTACCTGGACGAGAACACCTACTTCGAGGGTACGGGCTATGTGTCCAGTTTCAACATCTCCGCCGCACCTGACGACAAGATCAACCTTACCTCGGAGATCGCAGGCTCTGGTGCAACCATCCTGTCGATGAACGGTGAGACGATCGGCGGTACCGGTGCGGATGGTGTGTCCACCAACAATTCCGGCACGACTTCGATTCCCAGCTCGGGCGGCTAAGCCCACCAGTGGGCGGCCGTTCACCTCCTGACGGTCGCCCACAATTTTTATACTAAAATAAGATAAGAAAGGTTGTTAATATAATGGCTGACGTTGTGAATATGAACGACATTCCTTCCATCGAAATTGATGGTAAAACCTATCCCCTTTCCACTAAGCTGCGTGTGGCGTACAAGATCCAGGGCCAGCATTCCCACAAGCCCTATACCGAGATCTTCAGCGGCATCGATAGCATGACTCTGGAGCAGCAGGTCAATATGCTTTACGCAGCCTTTGAGTGCGCCAACCCTGAAGACGCCAAGGTCATCAATTCCCAGAAGTTCCTGGACATGTTCCTGGACAACTATAACCTGGCCTTCATGATGGAGTGCCTGCAGAAGGTCATCAGCGGCATCCTGGGCAAGGATATCTCCTCCTCTGCAACCAACTCCGCGGACGCGACTGCTCAGGCTGACGAGGGAAACTGAGCGAGTCTGCCCAGACATACTATGACTTGTGGGTGTTAGGTGCACAGGCGGGCCTAACAGCAGATCAAGTCCTTGATATGAATATCCCAATGTTACAAGCTTATCTGGATGGCTATCAAGAAAAGCTCTTTGACCAGAGATGTTTGGCAGTGCATCAGGGATTCTGGGCAGGCTATTATCACTCCAAGAAACCCAAACCGCCTAAAGTGATTCTCAAACAGATGATGCGTGACTACTCCAAGGAGAAGAAGCGTATCCAGAACAAGGGTAAGAACATTCCCAAACCCGATGTTGACGTCGAGGCTTTCCTCGAGCGTGAACGTAGATTCAAGGAGAGAATGCGAAATGGATGACCAGGAAGTAAAGTACCAATTTACAGGTGACGTATCTTCCCTGCGCGAAGCTACTGAAGGTGCCCTTCAGCTGTTGACTCAATACCAGGACAAGATTAAATCCCTGACAAATGAAAATGCTTTTACGACCGACAAGAAAGTCACCAAGTCTCTGCAGACCAACTTGAATGCCGCGTCCAAGGCAGTGACAGACCTCCAATCCAAGATGAAAGGGTTGGGGGATGTCAAGATGCCTTTGAACTCGGAGGCAACTCGTTCTCTGAGTTCCGGTATTCAGACCCTGCAGAACAATTTTGATAAGCTCTCCAATTCCTCCAAAGTCACCGCAAAGGACGTTCGCGCGCTCGTTGCGGAGATGAAAACGGCTCGCCAGGAAATTCAGAACAGCGGTTCCGGTGTTGAGCAAATTGTCCAGAAAGAAATCAAGTGGCAGGATACTCTGGAGAAGGTGTCAAATACCTCTACCAAGGTCGCAACTAACGTCAAGACGGCCATGGACCAGATTAAATCCGCCGTGGGCAACTTAACGGCTCCTCTGGGCAACGTAGCATCTGCAATGCAGTCCATGAAGGATAAAGCTGCGAATGCTTTGGGCCGTATTGGGCAACTCGCTCAAGCAGCTGGCGCCGGTTTTAGAGTTTTCAAAGGCGATACGGAGGATGCGGACGCTTCACACTCTAAGCTGGCCTCCGTACTATCCCGTATTACGGGGCTCTTCAAGAAAGAGACGTCGGAGGTCGAGAACGAAGACCAGAAGCTGGACAAAAAGAATAACACTCTTAAGAAGTCCAGCACGTTGCACACCAAGTTAACTTCGTTACTTTCTAAACTCGGTTCGGCATTTAAGAACGAGGCTAAACATCTTACCTCGTTCATCTCTAATCTCAAATCCGCAAACAGTCAAACCAATTTGCTGAATTCGGCCATCAGCAAACTTATCCAGACTAAACTGGGTGATTGGTTAGCCTCTGCAATTGATAGCAGCATTTCCTATGTGGAGAACATGAATCTCTTTACGGTTGCAATGGGAGATTCGGCCGAGGCTGCTTCTGAGTTCCTTGAAAAGATGGCTGAGATTTATGGAATGGATCTCAGCAACCTATATAAGTATTCCGGTTACTTCTACCAGTTGACGGATGCAATCGGAATGACTTCTGATGCTTCGGAAACAATGTCGCTTTCGCTCACGAAGGCGGCTAACGATATGGCATCTCTGTTCAATACGGATGTACAGTCGGTTGTTGACGACCTGGCTTCCGGTATGCAGGGCATGTCCAGGGCGGTGCGTAAGTACGGTATCGATATTAGATCTACTACGTTGCAACAGACCGCCCTAAACTATGGCTTTACAGAGAATGTTTCGGCTACCTCTGAAGCCAACAGACAAGCGCTGCGTTACTTGACCATCATGAAGCAAATCAAGAACGCAACGCAGCAAACTTCCTCTTCTGTCGATGGTGCAACCACTGTAATGGGCGATTTCGCTCGTACGATTGAAGCGCCGGCGAACCAGCTCAGAATTTTCAAAGAGCAGATTTCGTCCTTTGCGCGTTCCATCGGCAATTTCTTCATTCCGGTACTGCAGAGTGCATTGTATGTAGTCAACGGCTTTATAATGGCCCTGACTCAGCTATTTACATGGCTAGCAGCACTTCTCGGTATTGATACCTCTTCTTTCGGTGGAGGCATCACTTCGGGCGCCGAGGACGCAACCTCTGCCGTAAGCGATATCGGTGATGAGGCTGATTCTACTGCGAAGAAGCTTAAGAATCTGGTATCGCCCTTTGATGAACTGACAATTCTTTCTCAGAATGCTGATAGCTCCTCTGGCAGTGGCAGTGGTTCTAGTACGGAAGGCCTTGATGCAGGCTTAGCTGCAGCCATCGCGGATATGTCTTTGGACCTCGAAGACATCCGCATGAAGGCACTGGATGTCAGAGATGAAATCCTTGCCCTGTTTGGGCTTAGCTGGGATGACAGTGAGCTTGTCGTAACAGCCGGAGGATTCATCGATGACTTGATGAAACTCTGGGACGCTGCCGATTACACCGGTTTCGGTGAGCGGGTTGCACAGTTCATTAACCAGGGTATTGAATGGGGTATTGGAGCAACTGATCCATCTAAGTGGAGCCCAATTCTGAACGAAAAGGTTCAGATTCTCGCAGAACTTTTGAACGGCTTTGTCGCCGGCTTAGATTGGGAAGGCCTGGGCAACATACTCGGCAACGGGATTACGATTGCCCTAGGAATGCTCAATACCTGGTTTACTACCTTCGATTATTATTCGCTAGGCGCAAGCTTGGCGGATGGCCTCAATGGTATTGTCGAAGCAGTTGACTGGGATCTCCTTGGTGAGACTATCGGCAACTACTTCATGTCGAAGATTAACAAGCTCAAAGGGTTCCTTGATGAGTTTGACTTCGCCGCATGGGGTGCGTCCCTAGGCACTGGACTTATGTCCGCACTCGACACTATCGATTGGGAAACCATTGGCAATACAGTCGGTAGTGCAGTTCAAGGTTTCATTGATATCTGGTCCGGATTCTTTGAGACTTATGAATGGGGTACTCTTGGCACGGATATTGCGACAGGTATTAACGCCGCCGTAACGTCCATCGATTGGGGTTCTCTGGCATCTACGATATCGGATGCATTGGCTGGTGTCATTGAGGAGTTGCGAACTCTTGTAACGACTCTTGACTGGAAAGCTATTGCTGAAGCTATTGCAGACTTCTTAAAGAATGTCGATTGGATGGGCTTGCTGGGCGATGTCGCATATGTTGCTCTGTATGCTCTGGCGAGTGCAATTCTTGGTATTCTGGATATCCTTTGGGATGCTGTAGTAGGTATTGCGAACTACATTGTCGAAGGCTTCCAGGATGGTATCATTGCCGGTCTGGCTAATATCGGTACATGGCTGTGGGATCATTTCATTAAGCCCATTATCGATGCAGTCAAGGACTTCTTCGGTATCCATTCCCCGTCTACGGTCTTTGCTGAGATCGGTGGATATCTAATTGAAGGTTTCAAGAACGGCATCCTGGATACGCTCAAGAACATCGGCAACTGGATCAAAGAGAATATCATCGATCCGGTTATCAACAATGTCAAGAGCTTTTTCGGAATTAGTTCTTCGAGCTCTACCTCGTTCTCCGATATCGGCAAGAGCTTGATGGATGGGCTGAAATCTGGCGTCACTGGTTCTATCAGTGCTGTGGTGAGTACCTTCAGTGGTCTGTACAGTAAGATCCAAGAAGTGTTTGCCCACGTGTCGGATTGGTTCAAGGATAAGTTCTCCAAGGCTTGGCAAGCCGTTAAAGATGTCTTCTCTACAGGTGGTAAGGTCTTTGATGGTATTAAGGAAGGAATCTTGTCCGGTCTGAAAGCCGTTATCAATGCTTTAATTAAGGGCATCAATAAGGTCATCAAGATTCCATTTGATGGAATCAACTCGGCACTAAAGACCATCAAGAATATCAGCATTCTGGGCGCGAAACCGTTTTCGTTCATTAGTACTATTTCCGTTCCCCAGATTCCGCAACTTGCTACGGGCGGCGTAGTCACAAAGCCCACCTATGCAATGATTGGTGAAGGCAAGTATGATGAGGCAGTTGTTCCTCTTGGCGATTCGCCCCAGATGCAGGAGCTGGTTGATAAGATCGCAGAAGCCGTCAATGGTAACGGCAATGGTAACGGAAGCGGTAATACGCCTATTGAGGTTCATGTATATCTGGACGG